CTCGCCATCGCAGCCCGTGCGCCGGCGCGAGCCTGCGACCGCTGCGCCAGGAACGCGCTCGTCCGCTCCTGTCCCGCGCGACCAATCTCGGCGGCAGTAAAGCGAGCTGCGCGCTGGTTGATGCGGCCCATCTCCGCAGCAAACGCCTGGTTCTGCGCCTGCATGCGGAGCTGGTTCTGCTGGTTCTGCGCCGCATAGAACGAACCGATGGCGCCGTTCACCGCGCCGAAGATCGACACGACCGGGCCGAGCGTCTCCATGCCCTGTGCGAATCCGCTCGCCCAGTTCGGAGCGGCGCCGGCGTCGCCCGTGCCGACGAGGAACGTCGAGGACTCGCCGTAGAGAGGACTTTGTGCGCCTGCCTGTAGTGCCATGTCAGCCTCCGATTACGACCTCGAGCGTGACCCCGACGATGGTCAGCGGCAGCGGGTCAGACTGCCGCACGAACAGGTATCCGTCCGGGTTCCACGACGGCTTCAGGTCGATGCCGATCTCCTCGGTCTTCAATGCCGGCGGCGAGCCATACGGCTCGGTCGTGCGCTGCTTGAACTCAATGAGCTTCGTGTCGGACGGCCCAGCGAAGATTCCGCTCGAGCGATACACGCGCAGGTACGCCTTGTTGAGGTTCTTGTTCCTGCCCTGCCCGAACGCCTCCATCTGGATAATCATCGGAAGCGTCTTCAGGTCGGACTGATATGGCAGACCGACCTGCACGACAGTCGCGGGACGGTCGAGTGTCACCGATCCGGACGACACAACGCGCTGCGTCATCACCGCGCCATCGCCGAGGATCGACACCGTCTTGCCTTCCAGATGCGACAGGCCACCGACCGTATCTCGCGCCCACGCCCAGGTCGCGGTCGGGACGCCACGGAACGCGGTGCCGAGCGTCTTGTCGACGCTCGCCGTGGCAACGGTCGTGGACGATGTCGCCGTGATCGTGAGCCTGTACTTGGTGCCGTCCGTGTCAGTCAGGACGATGACGTCCCCGACATCGGTCGTGGTTGGCCACGCGAACGTGGTCGCGCTGGCGGTGATCGTGAGGGTCGCCGCCGGCGTCCAATCGCTCGCGGTCGTGACGGTCACGGTCGTTGCCGTGGTGTTCGTGCCGTCGTAGGTCAGGCCGCTGTCAACGAAGAACGCATCCTCGAGCGCGTCGAAGTTTCGCGACGCCATGCGCTCGACGTACCGCTTCGTCGAACCACCGATGGTGCGGTTGACCACGACGTACAGGTAGTCCTCGTCGCCCTCGGAGACGACCGTGCAGCTCTCGAACGCGCCGTCAGTCTGGTGCTGGTGCCACGCACCGATCTGCTGCTCCGGGATGTACGTCAGCCCGAGCAGCTTGCCGCTCGTTGACACGAACCACAGCAGCGGCTGCGGAGCCTTCGCGTAGCACATGTCAACGATCTCAAGGTCGTCGAACAGGTGCGCCGCTCGGATCGACAGGTCGCCCGTGATGAACCCGCTCGACTGCCAGGAGTAGCCGAGTTCGCGCACGTGGCCGCCGCGAGCCGCGCAGTAAACGACCGCGTTGTTCACGACCACGGGCTGCACGTTGTTCGATCCGATGTACGACTGCGGACGAACCGAGATCGTGGTCGGAGTGAGCGCGTCGCTGTTGATCGGCGAGACGCGCCACTCGGCTGCGTTCGTCAGCGCCAGCAGCTGCGTGAGCGGGACGAGGTGCTGGATCGTGTTGTTCTCGCGCGCGGCGACCTTGATGTTGATGCGGTCGGTGTCGAGCAGCGGAGTGTGGTAGATCATGGAACTCTCGGTTCCAGACTCCGTGAACCACATCGACTGCGGTGCCGCATTCGGGCCGGCGAACACGCGGCGCTGCTCGTAGTAGGCGACCGCTCTCGGGTACTGCGTGTCCAGAGAGATGTCGTTGTTCGGGAACGTCACGCCGAGATCCGGCGCGATGTTGTTGTCCTCAAACGATGTACCCGTAGTCGTCCCGATCAGGGCAGCGATGAATCCGGGCGTTTCCTTGTAGATGCGGTACGAGGCTGCTCCGGATACCGCCGACCACGAAAGCAGGTTGTACGAACCAGGAACGTCGAGATTGTTAAACACGGATCGCAGATCAATGTCCGTACTCTCGCGGCCGTCTGCCGTGACCGATGTCACGCGGTACGTCTGCTTCGGGTACGCAGTCGATCCCGGCTGCACATAGCCGCCGCTGACGTATGCGCCGAGGGTCGCCGTGTTGATCTGCTGCCCGGTGTCGTACCTCTTGATTTGGAACGTGTTCGCAGTTACGCCGAAGACCGTATAGAAGTTGTTGTTAATCGTGTTCGGGTTGCTGAACGTCAACTCGCCGACGAAGACGACGTCGCCGTTCGCTAATCCGTGATCGGTCACCGTGGTGAAGATGCCCGGACTGCCGATGGCGACCGCCGTGATGTTGAGCGCCCCGCCACGGTACGGTGTTCCGGTGATCGACGAAGGCGAGTTGATCGGCGAATAGAAGCTGATGCTCGTCAGAGTCCAATCCGTTGCCCCGTATCGACGCAGCTCCCGCGCCGCATAGGACGGATGGACGAGCGTGACGATGTCGCCGCTCTGCACGTAGTGGATGTCGAACAGGTCGGCCGCAGCGTATGGGTTCGGGATCTCGAGAATCCCCGCCGGCATCGCGTACCAGTAGGTTGCGTTCGGCGGCGCGTTGCCCGTGGTGGCCGCGATGCAGTAGTAGTTCACGCCTCCGCTCGAGACGAGGTCGCCGACGTCATATGCGGTCGCGCCGTTGTAGGCGGCAGGCGTTCCCGGCCCGACGGTCGCTCCCTGCGTGTGGAACCGGAAGTACCCGGCTCCCATCTCCACGACCAGCGTCTGGGTCGGGCTGAACTGGAACGGGATCAGGCGTGTCGCGGACGCGCTGTTCTTCACCTCGCGCACGAACGCGAGGCCGGGACGGTTCTCCACCGCGCCCTGCGGGAGCGCGATGAAGTTGAGCATCGTCGATGCGCCCGTCTGGTACTTGGCGTCGTCGATGCGCCCGAACATCTCCGGGCTGATCTCGCCGCCTGCGAACGAGCGATAGTACGTCCGGGTGCTTGGCATCGGTCAGCGTCCTGAAGTCCAGGGGACGATGTGTTCGACCTTGACGTCGCGCTGGTTCGCGTCGGATGCGCGCGCCTGCTGAAGGTACATCAGCATCATCTGCGCGCAACGCTTCGCCTCGGCAGCGCCCTGGTCGCCCTTGATGACAGGGCCGGCGAGCATCGACGCGAGGTGCCACGACAGCGCCATCGTGAACAGCGGGTCGAACTTGGTCGGGTCGTTGACAAGCGCCTGGTACCGCAGGAGCGCGTTCTCCTGGTCGGTGTACAGAACCTTGTTCCCGAGCGTGTCAGTCTCGATGGAATACCGCTGCGGAACGTACTGCCCAGCGGCAAGCATCGGCGAGAAGTTCGCGTTGTAGTACGGGTATTCCGCCGGCGAGAAGCGCGTCGAGTAGTCGTTCTGCGCCTCGGGCGGAAGGACGGCGACGGCGGTCATCATGTCGCCGGGAACCGCGTATGCGTACTTCCACATCGTGTACGGCATGGTGACCTGCGCGAGCGAGGCTCGGCGCGAGGCGAAGTTCCATGCGTGCGTCTGGAGGAGTGTGTCGCGCGCGATGGGGTAGAACCGCGCGCAATGCTCGGCCTGTGCCGATCCCTCCGGTGGGTCGATGCTGGCGACGGTCGCGTCGTCCCCGAGGTGCGCGAGCGCGAGGTTGCAGATGTCAACGACCGATGCCATGCCGGCCTCCTATCAGGAACAGGAGGGGCGTCGAGGTTTCCCGCCGACGCCCCTCCTGTCAAGTCACAATCCGAGGATCACTCCGTGACGGAGGCTTCGGCCGTCTTTCCCTTCCGCAGTCGCCGGAGCGGCATGTCGGATGCCTCGACTTCCGGAGCCTGAACCGCGCCCTCGAGGTACTCGAGGTGATGGTTGTACGGCCCCTTGTACTCGAAGACGTCTCCTGGATGACGCAGACCGTGATCCACGAAGCAGAGAACCTTTGCCTTGACCTTCGCCATGAGTTGCTCCTATCAGGCCACCGTGAAGCCGGAAGCGTAAGCACGCTTGCCGTCCTGGATGTCCATCACGACGTCGCCGATCACAACGCCGGCGCTGTGAGTGCCGGTGGTGACGACCTGCGCGCCGAGGTAACGGAGTCCGGACGCACCGAGCAGCTGCGGGTTGATGCGAACCGCGACCTGCGCTCCCAGCCCGAGGCTTCCGGTCACAATCGGGCCGGTTTCACCGACCACGATGTTGCCCGATGCGAGGGTCGAGGAGTT